GAATTATTGGTATCTACTTCATCGCCTTGCGATGATGAAGCATCACCAACTATAACGGTTTCAGTAAATCCACCTATATCATTTGCAAGAGCCATTAACTGATAAACCCTTGTTGGATCTTCAAATGTTTTTGTTTTTCTTAGATGTACTTCATAAAAATTCTTTACTGCATCTGTATTATTAGGTATATAAGTCATTATACACTCCTTTTCTTATTAGTAAAAAATGCCACGTATCGAATTGACACATGGCATCAATTTCAATACTTTTAAGTTGATTGCACAGTAACAAAATTAACAAATTTTGAAATAGTGCCAACTTCTTTTGAAATTTTAAAAGGCATTCTATTTGGAGCATTACCTTTTATCTCAAGATTCACATCCATTTGCATATTGGCTGCACCAATCCCATTACCTTCTGTTATAGTTGTTACACTTCCAGTCTCTACAAAAAGGACATCAACATTACTTGCAATTAATGCTATCATTTGATCCCAATTATCTTTATTAACAGATAAACTGGTAAAATCAATTTCTACTTTCTTTGAAATAACTTTATCATTACAAGTAGCCAGTGGAATCTTCTCACCTTCAGATGTAACTAGTGTCGGTTCAGTATCAAGAACTCCAATCTTACACCAACAAGCATCAATTGTTGAATACATTACTGTTGCATTTTCATCCTTATAAACAAGAATAGAACCTTCTGCCCCTGGGGTTGTTGTTGAAACATTAAACCCTGACAAATCCCAAGCTGGATCTGTTGGACTAAAATAACCACTCCCAACTACACCAGCAGTTGCGGATATCCGCACATAAACATCGTAACAATGTTTGACTGCATCATCATCATTATAAGTATACATAATTTTCCTCCTATTATTTTAATACTCAATTCTCACGTCAGTAAACGAAATTGGAACATCAATCCAATCAAATTCACCACGTCTCATTTTATCACTTATTATTTTTTTCTTGAATTCTGTTAAGATTAAATTTAACTTTACCTCACAAAATTTTCTACACTCTTCAACTTGCGTATTGCGACCTTTCGTATGATGTGATATTTTATCCATAACTGTCAAGACAAATTCTGTTTCTGATGGAATAAATTGATTTGCATTATTCAATAACCTATTTGTATTCCTACCTTCTATCATAATAACTGGATAATCTTTATTTCCAATCTTCATCTGTTCATTATTAAATGTAAGCACAGACCGAGCTTTCAAATCTGTTAAGCTCGCACTTGCTTTATACGATATAGTTATTGTAAAAGTATCATCAGTAACTGCGGTTACTTCAAATTCCTGTAACACTGATGAATAAGTATTAAAAACTGTTATCTCATTATCATCATCCATTGTATCATATAAAATAACATAATCACCAACTACGAAATTATGGTCGGTTGAAGTGGTAAAGGTAACAGTGCCATCACTATTATTAGATTGTCCAGATATTGAACGTGTGAATAATCCATTTGCAGAACCTACTAATAATTGTTGTTTCTCTAACGCTGTCAATCTTGCCATCTTATACCGCCACGATTAATATATCACCAGCTCCATAAGAAGCTATCATATCATTGGCAGATTGAAGATATCCATCTCTCATCTTAAATATCTTATCTATAGATGATGGAGAGAGTGACCTACCTTCAGTTCCACTTTCATATCTATCCATAAACACATTACCTTTTGTCATTTGTTTCAAAGCAAGGGCAAGATAATAAAGACAGTAATACGTTTCTGCACTTTCGAGACTGTAAAGTTTCTTTTCAGATGCACTCATCTCATGGTATTCCGCTGATGAGCCATAAACATTATCGGTAAACATGGTAACATAATTACCGTAATCCTGAGAGTCCATAACAGATTCCATTCGGTGAGCAGCATTCCGTAAAAGATCTTCAGAGATAAACGCAACAGTGTCATCTGTACTATCGCCTAAATTAGCCAGCTTTTGTGCCCTTGCTTTTATAATTTCTGAATGAGTCATAGTATCTTTCCGTACCTTTTATCAACCATCCAATTAGCTACAGCCACGGGCAATGTTTTAGTGCTTGAATCACGTAATTTTTTGTTCCACCTAAACGGATGGTATATTTTAACCTTAACCTTCTTAACTTCTTTTGGTTTTTTTACTTTAGGTATTTTATCTTTAACAATTTCCTTTTCCATAATCACTCCGTTGTTTCTTGATCTTCTACTGCAATCAAAAACCCACCTTGCAAATCTTTATAACTACGTGGAAGGGTTACAATCTCTGGATGTTTATACAATACACTAGCTATATTCATAGGTCTGAGAATTTGGAATTCAATTTCATCTTCCAATTCTGGTTCCTTAACTTCCACTACTTTGGTTACGATAACTTCAGTTACATCTTCATTATCATCATTTGTAGAATTAACTATAGTTTCATCAATGACAATCTCAATAGATTTCTTATTTTCAAGTTCTTCAACCCACTTACTAATTTTACCATCAACATCTTTATCAGGGTCATTCTTAATAGCCTTCTTCAATGTAGAAATAGCTTTTACGGTTTCACCCTCTATAATAAACTCTCTAGCTTCTTCAACTCTGTCTTCAAACATTTTTTTCTTTCCTGCCATATCCCCTCCCAGGAAACTTATTAAGAATTGGGAGTCGATTTCTCAACTCCCAAATCGGATTATCTATTTGTGTCTAGGTAAATGTACACTCTGTTAAAGCACTTTTACCAATTACTTCAACGCCATCAATTGTTTTAAATGCTCTAAAACTATGAGCAGCAGCAGTCAAAACACTTTGACCCAATGCAGTTCCTTCAAGTACACCTTGTTTAACTTCCCATACATTACCAACGGTAACGCCAGCCAATGCCAATGTAAGAGTAGCAATATCGGCAACATTAGATGTAAGTGTCATAAACATTCTTGCATCCTTAGTATCGCAATATGGCACACAACCAGAAGCAGAAGGTGTAATTGCACTTACGCATTGAGTAGATTTTAATTTAATATCATCCATTAATATAATGGTTTCAACTGTAGCACCATAGAACGCAATACCAATTCTTTCATTCGGAGCAGTTTGAGCATCACTCCAAATAACATCAGTAAATTCAATTCCAGAACCACCACTTGTTGATCTTGCTTTTTCTTCACGATGTTTTCTAATCTTATCAAGCACATAAGCCCAAAGGTCTTTAGTATCACAGAATAGAATAGAACCAGCTAAAGAAAAACCACCATAAGTTTTATATTCACTTATTGAATCCATCATTGGATTATAAGTTACTTCATATCCTTTATGACGAGGAATTGCACCTTCAACACGCCATTGATCTTTAACGGTTGTGTTAACACCAATAGCAACACCACCAACTATCTTAACAGCTTCGCCTTTAGCATCTGCATATTTTTCAACATCAGTTAAACCCAGTGTGAAAACTGTAACTGCTGGATTTTTATATTTTGAAGGTTGATTCCTAATCATTGTATCCATAATATCTATAATATCATCGCCTGTACGAGTTGCTTTATAACAAGTAACAGTAGGAGCATTAGTGATATCAGCAAACTGTGCAGCACCCTGAACAATTCTTAACTCTACAAATGTGTTATTGCTAGAGAAGAAATCAATAGAGTGAGTTGTTGCAACTGTATCTCCAGTATGAGCTGTAGATTGACCAAGAACTGTAGTACCATCACTTGCATAAACAGCACCATAAATACTTGAACCATCAGCATTAGCTGTTTCTTCAAATGTAAAATTACAACTAGAATTAGGAGTAACCTCAATACCAATTTTTCTTGCATATCCAGCATTGAGAATTTTAAGAACAGGACCAGCTTCAGCAGTTACAACAGAAACACTACCAAGCCATCCATCAACAGTAGCAAAGTTACCAGTATATTTATTAATCCAACCAATACCTGAAATCTCAATTTTATTAGCAGTAACTTTATTACCTAATGCACCAATAACAATAGCATTTTTATTACTATTAGTCCAAGAACCATTACCATCTTGAAGATTCTTTAACCAACCAATACCAAGTCTATACATATCGTTGTGTGTGTATGTAGCCCATGCTACACCAGAAAAGTCATCACTTGTTCCATTAGTCCAAATTTTAAGCAAGTCATTATTAAATCCAATCATACGTCTTGCTGTAATTTCACTCTCAAAGCGAGGGTTATATAAGTTATTTATGATATCAATTTCTGGAAGATTGAATTGATTCTCCATACGCATTGCAAACAATTCTTTACCAATTACTCCAACTTGATCTTTGAGTTGTGCTCCTGTAGGTTGAGAACCAACAGCAAGGGTATCAATAAAGTTTTCTTCAATAGAAGCATAAATATCAAGAGGATAAGTTAATTCATCACCACTCTTAATAGTAATTTTCTTCATATATTCAGAGGAATAATCGAAAACTAAATCCCAATATTCCTTTGCTCTACTACCAGTAATTAAATCATTACGATTCCAAGTTGTTAAATGAGAATAATAAGATGAGAAATCACCAACAGCTTTTTGAACATTTTGTGGATAGTATTCAGCATAAGCTTTAGAAAGTGGAATACCATAAGATGTCATAGGATCAAGACCTATAAACAAACAAGCCTCAGCAGCAGTTTCGTTTACAAAATTTTTTCTAATAATCTCTTCTGGTTTGCCCTTTCTATCTAATGTCCTCTTGATAGCAAGTTCGGTTATAGCAAGAGTCTGTTCTTGTTCTTTAGTAAGTGTTATTTCTTCCATTATTCCTCCCTATAGTGCCATTTCGGCTTTGCGTTTTGTGTCACTTTTTTCAACAGGCTCAGCCTTCTCAGGAATATTAATTTTGTTTTCTTTGTTAGCAGTAATGCCCTCTTCCATTTCCTTAAACTTAGCAGTATTATCAGCCTTCATTGCTGAAAACTCTGTGGCTAATGTGCCTACTGCATCAACTAAACTAATCTCAATCTCTTTCCCATCCTTATCTTTCCCTTTAACCGCTAGCTTAGGAGGGTTTTCGCTAGCAGTTTTTTTAATTAAGTCTGCCAATGTTTGACCTTCTTCCAGACCAAGTGTCTTAGTCAAAGAATCATCAATCATCTTTTGTACTTCAGCTTGTTCCATACTTTCTTCTCCTTGTTTATTTTTAGGATCATTGTCCTTTGTTACTACTTCAAATGTCATTTCATCTATATATTTTTTAAATTGTTTTATTGTTTTACCAACTTCTTTTTTAAAACCATCAATGTTTTTCTCACCACCATAAAGATAACTCCACTCAGCATCTTCTATGGCAATCTGTAATGCTGTGGTTGCAAAGTAAACATCGGTATTTTTTCTATCTTCAATAACAGAATCAAAATTCTTTGTTACATCTTCAAGTATAGTTAAAAAACTTTTCTTAGTTAGTTTGCCATCTTCAAACTTAAATGTATTTTTTAAAAGGTCTTTGATTTTATGAATAGCCTTATTGGTTTTCTCTTTTATAGTTTCATCTTCAACTTCAAAATCTTCAAGCATAGCCTTGCCTTCAATAGATGATTCGAATTCCAATTCTTTAATTATTGAATACTCTTCTGCATCTGCAAAGTAGGCTGAACGTGCAATCGAACCAATATAGTCAGGAAAGATCGGGTCGTTTTCTTTTACGATATACGTTTCTACAACGTGAGCATCAATGTCATAAGGTTTATCATCATCGTCTTTCTGGTGTGTAAACTTTAAAACCTTATCACCATTTGCCTGGTAATCAATCATAGCGTCACGTCTAACATTTGCATCATCAAGAATCCAATCTTCAGAATCAGGGTCGTTCCACTTTACCATCACATTATAAATCATTTGTTCTGAATCATCGAACTTAAATACAGGTTTTGTTTTTAGTTTAGTAAATTCAGTAGCTCCGTCAACTTCTTTAAAAACCGATTCAACTTCCATAGCACCTTTTGGAACTAAACAGTCGTGTGAAATTATTAATTTCTTATACCGCTTTAATTTTTTCTTTGCCATTTAACATCCTCCAACTTACTTAAAATGAACAATCCGCTATTCTCAATTTTATTATACGATAAATTTAATTTAGTTTGTCAAGTAATTTATTTATCATCACCAAACTTATCTTCATCAATGGTATTTATTCCATCAGCTTCGCTTTCTAAACTTCCCTCACCTTTCACGTCACCATCTAGATTAGTTTGAGTTCTAGTATTTGGAACAATTATATCATCTTCATCTGGAATAGTTGAAGGATTAATAAGCTCCATTAAACCGTGCTTATGAATAAACATCCTTGCTTCTTCTTTTGCAATAGGTGTACCAGACGCTATGATTTGGTTAAGGATAACCGCCATATCTTTTTGGTTTACATTGTCAATAGTTCTAAACTTAATTTCAGGATTAAATCCGAAGAGAGATTCAAGAATTAAATTCATATCTTCTTCAAACTCTTCTTGTTCTGGTCTAATCATTATTTGATTCTGAAGAAACAAATCTCCAATTGCCACACCACCACCACCGAATCCACTTCCGCCTTTTGTAAGTGAAATTAACGAAGGAGTAATTCCCCATGCTCTCGCAATAGATCCCTCAAGTGCTTGTTGCCTTTTAGAATATTGTCCATCTTCTATTTTTGCTAAGTCAACTATTTGTATCTTGGCGTGTTCACCAGGAGATTCTATAATCATTGTCTTGTGTTGATTACCAAACCCCCTGAATTGTTTCATATTCTCTTTATATTTTTCTTTAACTGTTTCTTTGCCTTTTGTAGTTAACTTGGTTCCAGAAATTAAAATTGCATAATCACCTATTGCACGATTCTTGAAAAAGTCTATATTGTTTTTATCCACGAAGATGTCTTCATAGATTTTATCTTTAGCTGGTAAATATTCTGGCTCAGGATAATAAGAACTTGATAAAGTTTTATATCCAATCCAATACATATAATTTCTGCCTATCTTTGGATTGCCATCATAAGGGAAGAATTCTTGCTTGCTATTTTTTTCCTTTGATAACTGAACATATTTTCTTACACCAATTCCGCCACTAACTTTTGGAATAACAAAAGTAGATTTGGTATTTGCAGCAGCAAACATCTGAATAGTATCAAATGCCTTATTAATTAAAAGCGGTCCATAGCCATAGATTCCTTTTTGCCTTTGGAGTTTTACCATAATCTTTGTGCCAGTATCTCCGAAAGTAGTATTGGGTCTCTTCATAAATTCTTCGAGTTTCTTAAAGTTTTTATGTTTAGTATTCTGGAAATCATATCCGAATCCACAGATAATCATAGCCTTTAATTCCATACAGCGTCTATGGGTGTGATTAAATCTTATCAGCCATTCTAATTCATAGGTGTCCCAATTAGGTTTAATAATATTGTTATCATCATCTCCCAAAACCCCAAATTGTGTTTTAACATCTAGTGGCATTTCTCTGCCAGACTTCATTAATTCTATTTCGCCATTATCCCTGTCAATTTTATAAATGAATTGGCTACTATCAAATTTAAAATCATTAGGAGGTATTTCTTTGAATTGCTTAGTTATCTTTTTTTTACTTTTCGTCTTTGGCATAGAAACTCCTATAAATAATAAACTTCTGTTTCGCTATTTTCATCATTCACAATGTCCTTTATTGCACACAAGAAATCTAAAAAGTCATCTTCCTGATTCCTTACAAAGCTACCATCTACCTTCCCAATATATTTTGTCAAGGCTTTTATACTTCTATCAATCGGAGAGTCTATCTCATATTGTCTATTCCCATCTCTGTCAAATTCATGTGGAAGATAAATATGAGATAATATCCAATCAGAGTTTAGATATATCTTTTCTTCTTTGTTACTACTTGTATTAATTATGTCAATCTGCAAATCTATGTTTTCCTTTTCGATTTTTTCATTAACCGATTCACAATATTGATCACCCATACCATTACCTTCGCCAGTAAGAATTCCTATATCCTTCTGCCATTTCTTCAACCATAAGGCACATTCTACCTTTGACATAATTGGTGCATCAGGAGTATAAATTATATCTGGTAGAATATAAACATCTTCATTAAGAACCTTAGCCAACCCAAGACAAGTATTGTTACTACCTTTGCCTGAAGGATCAAGGTGTGCAACTCCACCAGAAAAACTAAAACTATGCAAATCTTTTAGGTAGTAGAAATTATTAAAATCTACAAATAACATTGATCCTTTTGGTCTTGGTTCTTGTTGGAAAAGTGAATACCATGAATGAGCATTACCTTTTTTTATTTCAAGGTCTCTTATGTCTCTATAATATTCAGTAGTTCTCATATCGTTATAAGGGCAAGTAGTCTCTTCTTTATTATTAAGTGCTGGTATTCTTATATACACAACATCGTTTTTTGCTGGGTTAGAATCTATTATGTTTTGTATAAAATTATTTATATTCTCGTCATTTAATTCTTCATAATAGGCATCAAACATAAATACTTTTTTAGCATACTTTAGTAGTTTTCCGGTTGGGTCATTCTCAGCCCATCTTGTAGCAGTATATAATTTTCCAAGTCCTTTTTCTTCTCTTGTATCGAATGAACCTGAAATAAAATCATTCCTATTATTTGTATCTGTAGTCGAAAATGCTGATTTGAATCCCTTAATTAAATCATCAATAATTGCTATACCATTAACACCAAATCCAGTTGATGCACCATCCATTCCTGCACATCTGAAAGTTGGATCTCCAGTAGCTTGTTCTACTGACCAATCCCAAACTGATTTTGAATCAGATCTTAATCTTATTTCCGGAAATACTGCTTTGTATTTATCGCTCTGGATATCTCTTCTTATTATTTTTGAATGATGTTTTACTAAATCTCCTGAATAACTATACCGTGAATTAGAACGAGTAGGCATAAATCCAATTTTATATTTTA